GTTGGAATCCTGCAGGGGAAAACCAAGTATCCGCGTCAGCGTCAGTACGAGCCAATACTCCTGCCATATCTCCATTTAGTGGAACCCAACGGTAGGTATCATTGTATTTATCGTACTGATATCCCCATCCTGTATCTAGGATTGCGTAAGTTGACGAGGTCAGGGATGTTCTGAATCCCTTCAAATTTGTCAATTCTTGGTTTGGTCTATTAACAACATCGGAGAACTCAGGAGAAATACAGACTACACAGTCTTTTCTTTTTCCTGCAATACCTGTAATGTAGTTAGCCAATGTGGCTCCATCACCTTCAGGTGGCACACCCAACATACAAATGGATATTTCAATAACGTTTGCGTCTTGAAATTTGTCCCATCCTAGTTGCATGTCACCTACGGTTACTGGCGCTCCATCGCTTCCACCTGTCATTTCATAGTAATAGTTCTTTTTGACAGTTGTAAAACGAGAGTTCTTTGAAAATCCACCCCAATCACCAGTAGCAGCTGCCATGGCTTCGTTTGGATGGTTCAACCAGAGAACATATTGTGATACGTTGGCTAAACGGTTCTTATAATAAACGTTCGCACCTTCGGCTGACTTAGCGTCACGGGCTACGGATAGGTTAGCATAAGACTCTAAAACTTCGTCTTCTACTTCTGTCCAGTCTGCGGCGTAGTCATAAACTACACAATGTATTTCATCATTTGTAGCGTTAGCGGTCTCAGCAAATCCTGAAGTGCCAGGAGCCGAGTCAAAGTTCAGTGCAAATTTCCATCGCTTATCGTATCCTGTTCCTGCTGAAATAGCAGTAGTTGAAATAACGTGTTTGATGGTCAATGAAGTGGCAGACTCAATAGATACAATCTCTGAAGTATTAGCACCTATAACAATCGCGTCTCCAGCTTGGAAATCGACTGTGAATGCTGTACCTGTTCCAGTTACAGTATTTGAGTTTGCGGTTAGTGATACTGTTCCAACCATATTGAAATCTTCAAAGTTAGAATATATCAGTCTTGTTGCAGCGGAACCAGCAGCTTGGTCAGCGAGTGGATATGTGAAATCACACTGTGTCGCAGATGTAATACTCGCCACGTGAAACACACTTCCATTAATGGAAACTCGTGCTCCAACGAATAATTCTGTATCGAAAGCTGTTCCTGTTCCAGTACATACTCCAGAGGATACCTCTACTGTTCCTGTGAGGTCTAGTTCTGGTGTATCAGCAGGACACAATGAAACTCCAAGGGAATTTCCTAGTGTGCCTGGGAATTTGGAAGCCCAAAAGCGGTTAGGTGTACTATCTAAGTTTCCACCTTGGTCTGGGTCTAAGTCTATGTAAGCATCAGCGTTTTTAATTAAACGGCCTGCTCCATCAGTCGTAGCGTTCATTGCGTCATCAGCTACGACTCTGACTAATCTTAGGTTGTTACTGTAGCTCAGAAAGTTGGCTGCACAGTAGTAATGAACGTAGGTATCTTCGTTAGGTGCACCAAATCTCGCTTTAAGATTCGGTTCGGATGTAACCAACGTGATTTCATCCGCTGGTCCCCAAACATACTGGCCAACTGAAGCAGCAATACTCGTCGCTACAGCAGGTGTTCCAGTTGTAAGATCAATCTCCCTAACAGAGACGCCTGGACTTATTGGAAATGCCATTTTACTCCTTTAGTTAACAATCGTCAGCAGTTGCGTATGTAAAAGTATTTAGTGAAATTTGACTTTTAGGACAACCACGTATCATCACCATCTCTCGCCACCATTGTTGGTGGTTCCTTATAGTCATACTCTGTAATACCATCATCAAAAAATCCAAACGGAGTCAGGTCTTCCCATGTGTCTGGGTCTACATCCTGAAGAAATTCGTTCCGTAAAGATACCTCAATGAGGTCTTCGAAATATTGTTGAGATGAAAGCCATCCAAATAACAGACAACACATAACTAGGTCATCGTTATTGCCTGGCTGAGCCTCCCAACTTTTTCCTTTTTGACAGAAAGCGTAGAGTTCTTGTATTAAATCTACATCCTTGATTATGACTTTATCCTGTTCTACCATATTTTTGAACATATTTGCTCCTATGTTCTTAGTGATAATGGTTGTCCTCAGGCCCATTGAAGCCTGTTTGGAAAAACCAGCGGATATTACAATACCTTCACGGCCATTGTGTCTTGTCATAATCATATTCTCATATCCTAAGTCTGTCCTTAGAATATGACCTACTTGAGCCCCTACATCGTTAGTTTCCACTAATACGTGGGCATCATTGTACTGTTTTGCTACTTGGTGAATGAAATTCGGAAAAACCAGAGGTGTGACAGTATTATCTTTGAATTTAGCTACCATCATTGCTGGATATTGTGATACATTCCAAACTGTCATCGCAGAGTAGTCTTTACCCTTTCCGTGGGCTACATCAGCAGTCAAGCAATACTGTTGATTGTATTTTGGTTCCTCAAAGATATCCAAACCATTTTTCGAAAATATTGGTTCAGACCATCTCATCATAGTTAGTTTGTCTGCGGAAATAAGAGTATCAGCCGAGCCGATGAACTCAGTCTCAAACTCCTGTCTAAACTGTTCTACAGAGGTGTTTCGTATCTGTTTCTTCTTCCATTTTTCATCTCTCTTTGGGACCTCAGACCAATGAACCTCAATGGGTTGAAAATCTGATTTTCCGTCTATTGAGTCTGTCCACATCTTGTAGAAATGGTTCATACCGTATGGGGTAGAAACTACAATCATTTTAGTGTCTGAACCAGAAGTAATCGTAGGATATACTGAACGGAAGAAGTCTTCTGCTATATGGGATTCAACAAAAGCAAACTCATCAAGAAAAACAAGGTTAAAAGAACTACCACGTATGGCAGAGGAGGAAGTAGAGGAGCTGAGGATAGAAGAACCATTCTCCAGCTCAAACGAACCTTTGTTCCATACTCCAACACCCTGTTGAATCCATTGGGGAAGGTGTTCGTAAGCAAGTTGCATACGTTGTAATAACTCACGAGAAGTCGCTGCTTTATTCGCGAGTAATGCAACCTTCTTAGACTCGTTGAATAGTAAATACCAGAGTATGTATGAAATAACTGTGACGGACTTTCCAGACTGTCTCCCCACTTTACAAATCGTGAAACGATTTGAGTTGAAAGTTTGGACCATCTTTTTCTGAAAGTCGTATAACTTGAATGGAACCAGACCTTTGTCCAGTGATACAATTTTGACATAAGATCGTATGAAGTGTTCAGGGTCTTCCGCACATTTGATATATTCCTTAATCTGGGCGGCAGTGAACTCTTGTTCCTGAAACTTAGCCTTTATCAGAGGGTTCGATATGTACGCTCGTTGACTCATCTTCAAATTCTCCAGATTTTATCGCTTTAAGTAAGTCCGCAGTGGAACCTACCATTACATTATTTTGTACGTTGGTTTGGTTGTTTATTGGTTGCCCCTTTATTTTTTGAACCTTATGATGGAGGTCAACCAAGCTCCCTTGAGCCTCGGTGTATTGTTTGAAAAGTTGTCCAAAAACTTCAAACGCTCTAGGATGACCAGACGCTTTAGCAAGTTCTAGTGCTTCCTGCATCGCTTCGGCGCCCATTTCGACACCTTGGTATATATTTTCTCTTGCATATTCAAAGTCCGTGTCAAGGTTAGCACTATCAACTCTTTTGGTTACCGTAGAGGGTGGTTGGACTTCTGGAACTTCTTCTAATGCAAACTCATTTCTTAGTTCTATTTCGTTCATTTTCAAATTCTTTTAAGATTTCAATTAGTCTAGTTACCTGTTTCTCTGTGAGTTGTCTTAAGAGACCTATACCTGCCCCATCGAAACCCATCTTGTAAAGTTCACCGTGACCAATACCCATTACAACATCTTTTCTGGTGTCATCTTTATTTCTTGGTCTTCCCCTGTTGGTGGTACGAATACTCCCTTTCCTTGTTGTTTACCAATCGCGTTCATTATATCTACCTGACATACAGCATTCGTCTTAGCCCAGTATTTTACCTGTTCTTCTTGTGCTACGGTATCATTGTCAGTGTAAACAGCCTTTATTACTGGCTGTTCGATATCTCTGCGGGTTGTGTCTGTAACACAGTCACATATCAAGAAAGCAATTTGTGGTGGAAATTGTCGTGCTGTTTGATGACCTTGCATACAACTCTGCCACATATTGCGGACATCTATTGTGGGATAAGTTCCAGTAAAAACTTGATTTGGGCTCTTTATTACCAATTTCGTCTTAGCACATCCTACTATAAACACCAGTCCAATGGCGAATAAAAATATTTTTTTCATAAATTCCTTAACTAGGCGGTGGGATCGCAATCCCTTCATCATCAACCCAAAATGGAGACCAAGGTGATTCAGGACCATATCTGGAAATATCCGTAGTAAATGTGTATTCATCGAATGAGGTAGCTGAATTAGGATTTGGTGTAACTACTATTTTAGCGTGAGCACTTGGGTCTTCTTCTTTCATATCACCAAATGTTCTTACCATTACTTCTTTAATAGCATCACCGTCTGTTCCAGCGTCATGCGTTCCTGCAAAGAAATAAGCTCTCATCGTAAAACCCATTGTCCATACCATGACTCTTACACCATCAGCGGTTTGTTCGTAAGAATCGTCCATTTGTATTGAGTCTAGATTTAGTGGTATGTCGAGTGACAGCCCTTCCAAGGCTGGGTCTGCGGATTTGAGTAATCTCAATGAAGCCGTAAAGTCAGGATGAAAATTGGGAATTATCTGCTCGACTATTTGTGCTCCGTCCTCCGTTGTTTTTGTCCAAATGTGGAGTTCAAAGCTAATATCATAAGGAATATGCATAGGAACTTTTATTGTATTTCCTGTACTGTTCCTACCTCTAAAACTATTCAGAGGATTTAGTTTTCTTGACAGGTCGTATGTAAACCCATTAATAAGGAAACCCATTCTTGGTAGAACGACATTTGGTTTCCTGTCTAGGGTTGCATCACCTAAAATTCTTTGTCTGTAGTAGTCTCTACTCGCGTATGTCAAGGGCACGCGAAAACGAGAGACAATGTTACTATCGGTGTCAAACCGTCTGCATTCTATATTATTGAACAGTGTCCCAAAGTAGGCGACATAAGTTCTAATAAATCTGTGATAAAAGTAGCTTCCAAACATTAGAATTTTCCGTCGCTGAATGGGTCGATTTCAGAAAAGTCAATAAACGATTCTGTGGTCGTAGTTGATGTATTCGTTACTGGGTCGTATGTGGTTTCAGCTTCTCCGTCAGACGCTACTGTCTCAAACTCGTCATTCTGTGCTAATACATCAGCAGGTGTGTCAAGCTCTTCGATTGGAACTGTGGCAGCAAGAGCTGGGTCGATACCCATAAACGAGCCGCCTGGGATAAAGGTTAACC